CTGTTAACAGCTTCAACTTGACGGAACAGGGTTGAGGGTCCCTCGGCGTTCTTTCGACCGCTAAGGTACCCATTGCTCTTGTGCTTGTTGTCTCGGTAGATATACATCTCCGAATTGATAATGCACACTTTGCGATGAGAGTAGTTCTTCCCTAGGGAGAACTTGAGTCCACACTGGCGGGTCACATCTTTCCAAACGTCATAATGCTCATCATCAAAGCACCAGAAGAGGATGTCGTCACCATTGACGCACATCGGATACTGATGCAGGAAGAAGTCCGGAGCAAATCCGTGCTTCTCCTTGATAAGATCGAAAGCTACCTTAGTGGCAGCCAGATTGATGAGACAGAGGACAGGAAAGGAAGTTGGTGATCCCATAAGTTGGCCCCAGAGCTGTTTAAAGCTCTGGCCCTCCTTGGTGTATTGGAGGGAATGATCCGTAAGGCATTGTTTAAGAACGATCTGATCCTCGAATGGAATATCGAGGCGTTGTGAGATGGCTTGCTGAGCGAAGATTGAAAGCTCAGGGTGTAATAGATCTGTTGCTGACTCGTAATCTCCAGAAATGAATCTCCCCTTCGTCAACTGAGGTTGAAAGAAGGGAGAATTTCCGAAGACCTGACTCAGGAAGGCAGAGTTACAGGGCTGACCCATAAGGGCACAGCTCTGGTGCTTTCGCATTCTACCATGAATGATCTTTTGCCATCTACGGGCGAGATGATACTTATCGCAATCTCCTTTAGTGATCGTCCGAACCTTGAAGGCCTCTAGAAGAGGAACCACATAGGCAGAGACAGAATCTCCGACTAGGGCTTGTTGGTAAGAGAGCTCGTAAGCTTCTCTGACAAGGTCTGGATCGTGCGCAACTCGGACTTCGGTTTTCCAGTCGCGACCCGGGTAAGAGGCATAACCAAAAAGGTAACCTTCTGCCGGCTCGGGGAGACTGTATCCTTCTCCGTAAGAAGAAAGGATTTCACCAAAGGCCCCGCCTTTATGGCGAGGGCCCGAGTAAGACGCGCCCATCGATGGAATGCGATGGGGGAGAGGACGTTCGTAATCTCTAAATGCCCATTGATCGTTCGTAGACTCCTTTTTGATGTCACGATGTTTGACAGGTCCAAAGATTTCGTCAGCGCAGTCTAAGATAGCCTGCGTAACAAGATCGTACATGTCTTCGGACAAAGGATCCTCGTGTGCCTGTGTTAAGATCTGCTGATGTTTCTCTAACGCCTCGTCAACAAAAGACTGGTCGACAGGGAAAGATGCATTCTTAAC